TAGTAAGGCTCGCTCTTTCTTAGCAGAAGTGCGAGGTTGTAATATGATGGAGCAGTATGGTATTGGAGAGAATGATTGGAAAGCGTGTAAGACTTTGCCAGATCCTAATTGGATAGTGTTAGATCGTGCTCCAGAAAATTATATAAACCTTATGCGAGTTTTGGGTTATCTTAAGCGGTTTGGTGAAAGTGATGAAAAGACTGATGAAAAGAGGTGGCCTGGACTTGTTAAGTGTATGCTTAAGTGGTGTGGTGTCGCCGCTGCAGGTGTGGTGGTAGTTGCGTTGTTGTCAAAAGTATTGCGGATGCTGTTTAGAACAGTTACTGCTCCTTTGGAACAAGGAGCACATTATGATGGATCGAAAGCACTTAAAACAAAAGCTCCTACTAAGATGAAAATGAAAGATGCTACAACAAAAGTGCTAGAACAGGTGGGTTTGGACGAGAGGCAAGTAGTTGTTTCTAATAATTTGCGCTATGTTCGTTTTGGTCATCCTGATATGCAGCCTCGGAAAATGTTAGCAATTGCATTGGATTCGCGGCATATTGTTTTTCCAGAACATTTCTGGTTAGTTTATTTAGAAACTAAGAAAGAAGTAATGAGTACGTACATGGAAATAGAAATACGTAGACGTGGAGTGCATATGGGTTGGGTACCTATTAGTGTGACTACTCAGAATTCAACACAGTTAGAAGGAGTGGGTGATCTTTTGGGTTTTAAGCTTGATGGAAGATTGGCTAGTTTACCAGGCGTTACAATTGTTGGAGCAAAGAGTATTTGGTCACATTTAATGACTGTTGATGATATGGCTTTTTATTCAGGTAGTGCACAATCGTCGAGAATGTTAGGATTGCAATGTGGAGATGTAGGATGTAAAGCGTTTGTTAGTTTTGAAACGTCTCTGAAATTCAAGAATAGAGCTTATTTAGTGGGTAAGAGCGCTTTGGGTTCTCAGTATGGGGACTGTGGAAGACCATATGTTCATGTCTCATCTAGTGCACAGCATTGTTTATTAGGAATGCATTCGTTAGGGATGCCTAATGAAATTAAGCATAATGTAGGTATTACGCCTTTAATCAGAGAATCTATTGAATTAGCAAAAACTTTGTTAGATTCTGTGCAGGAGGTTAAGCATGTTGAACCGTTGATTTTAGAGGAAATTGCGAAAGTCGAGATTAGTGAGGTTCCTGCTTATTTTAAAGACCTTTGGCATACTGATACTATGCCTTTGGTCGGTCAAATTAAAATTAACGGGTGTCCATTACAGAGATGGACACCCGTTAATACTAAGTATCGTAAGCGAACATTGGGAGATGGTACTGATTTCATACATCGTAATTGGACTAATGAATATTTACCTAGTGTGAAGATATCAGTTAATGTCGCAGGTGTTACTAGGCACCCATTGATTACTGGGGCACAAAAATATACTGTGGCGGCAGAAAGAGTCGTCCCAGTTATTTACACCATGAATGCGGTTAAACATTTTTGTAAGAAGATTTTTGCAGATCCAGAGGCTAGAGCTTTGACGTTTGATGAATCCTTGAATGGATTTGGTACTATGGAACATTTGGTGATGAAGACAGGAGCAGGTTATTGGGGTTTATGGTTTTCTAATGGTAAGACCGAAATTTTTGATTCTGTTGAGCAAAGAATTCGTCCTGATGGTAGCGTAGAAACCTTACGATATGATTGGTCTGAAAAAGCTCGTCAGTACAGTGTTCCTGTTTGGGACTGTACTATAATAGATTTTTATAATAGGTGTGAGCAAGATATTAAAAGTGGTAAGTGTATGACTACTTTTTGGGTATCCACGCTTAAGGATGAGTTAGTGAGTTTGGAGAAAGCTCGAATTGGTAAGACTCGAGTTTTTGAACAACCTTGTGTGGTGTATACGTTACTTTGTCGTAAGTATTTTGGTCATTTTACGGATTATTATAAGCGTCATGCTGGTTTTAGGTTGCATCATGGTATAGGAAAGGATAAAGATAGTGTTTGGGGTAGATATTATGAAGTTCTTAGGGAACGTAGTGATGTTGGTTTTGATGTTGATTATAAGAATTATGATGGAACAGTGCAACCAGCAGCCTTTGATTTTTTCCTAGCAGTCACTGATCATTATTATGGAGTGCAAAATATTAATGAGAGACATGCACTTATCCAAACGTTGCAGTGTAGTTTGCATCTTATAGGTAATTGTGTGGCAGAGTCTGCTCAAGGGAATAAGAGTGGAAATCCTTTAACGGACCTTTTCAATTCAATTACTAACGTTTGGTTGGTTTATGTTGTGTATCAAATGACGCGAGAAATTCATGAGTTGCCTAGTGCGATTGAAACAATCGACGTAAATGTTGATTTTCTTACTTATGGTGACGACGTTATATTATCTGTTGTGGATGAATGTTTGGATTATTTTAATCGTGTAACTTTTGCTAGATTAGCTAAAAGGATCGGGTATGATGTTACGGCAGCAAATAAAAGCAGTGAGATAGTACCTTATGAGAAATTAGAGGAATTAACGTTTCTTAAGAGTGCTTTTGTTCAGCAACATGGTTATGTTGCTGCCCCTATGCCAAAGAAAGGCATTTATAAGCAATTGATGTGGATTACTAGTAATGTTGAGGGGGACATTACTGTATTTGAAGAGCAAATTAAAAATGCGCTTGGTTTTATGGCGCATCATGGGTATGAAGAATACCAAAAATTAAGGAGTGAACTCGCCGATTTAGGAGTTCAAACAGAGGATAGATTTCAAGAGTTTGAAGTCGAAATTCGAGAAAAACAAGCTGTGGCATTGGTTGAGGATAATCAAGGAAGAGTTATGATAGATGTAACTGAGGCTATGCTTGTGGATTTTGATATCCCTATGGATGCTGAAATTGATTATGATGATATGTGGTTGTATGCTGCTGAGGAGTAGTGTTGTGTATTGTTGTGTGTCTTTTCTTTATTTTATTATATATATTGTAGTTAGTAAACGGACCGTATTCCCCACTACATCTCTTAAAGAGTAGACTGATTGGGGCGATAACCGTTGTAATTTAAATGTAGAGGGTCTGTGTGACGAGCAGTTAACCCTGGACACTTGCGGACTAGTCACCCGCGGAGCACGGAGGCTCCTTTTCTAGTAGTGATTTATTGCTATTGTTTGCCGTGCTTTAATAG